GCGCTGCCCCGGGCCGAGGCCCCGCAGGCCCCCGTGCCGTCCGAGCCCGACCCGGCGCCCGCAGCGCCCTCGCCCGCCCCGCATGGGGACTCGGGCGACCAGGGGGCCATCCTGGCCCCTGGCGCGGCGCTGCCGCCCTTCTGGGGACCGGCGCTGCAGCTCATGGAGCGCGACGGCGTCGAGCTCCGGGAGGTGATGGCCGTGGCCGTCCAGCAGGGCCACTTCTCGGCGGACACGCCGCCCGAGAACTACGACCCCCAGTACGTGCCCGGCTTCGTGGTGCCGAACTGGGACCAGATCGTGGCCAAGGTGAACGAGATGCGCGCCGACGAGGGCGTGCCCTTCTAACGGACAGCCCGGCAAGGCCGGGCGGAAAGGATCGGTGAAAGATGGCAGACATTCAGGACCGCGCGCTCGACTGGGACGAGGTGACCGAGGTCGATTGCGAGGACCGCGGCTTCCGGGTGCTGGAGGACGGCTACTACCCCTTCACGGTGGCGGGCTTCGAGCGCGAGCGCTTCGCGGGATCGGCGAAGATGCCGTCGTGCTCCATGGCCAAGCTCACGCTGGCCGTGCAGGACGGCCCGGTGACGGTGAACGTCTTCCAGCGGCTGTACCTGACCAGCAGGCAGCTGTGGAAGATCGGGCAGTTCTTCCGCTGCATCGGCGCGCCCAGGGGCGAGAACGGCAAGACCGTGATCAACTGGGCCATGGTCGAGGGCGCCCAGGGATGGGCGAAGGTCAAGAAGCGCACCTACGAGGTCCAGCAGGGCGAGCACAAGGGCGAGAGCCGTGAGACCAACGACATCGAGTTCTTCTGCGCGCCCGAGGAGACCGAGAAGGCCTGGCGCGCGTACTGCGCGCAGAACGGCGATGACCCCGACGCCATCATGGGGCGGCCCGCCCAGCAGCCCCAGGCCCAGCAGCAGCCCGCCTACGGACAGCCCCAGCCGCAGGCGCAGCAGCATGCGTGGCAGGGCCAGCCGGCCCCGCAGGCGCAGCCCCAGCAGCAGGCGTGCCAGCATCCCCAGGCCCAGCAGGCCGCCGCGCCCTGGAGCATGTCCTAGTGGCCGGCACCGTGGAGCTGCGCCCCTACCAGGAGGAGGCGCGGGAGTCCATCGAGCGCGAATGGGCGGAGGGCCGGCAGCGCACGCTGCTGGTCCTCCCCACGGGGTGCGGCAAGACCATCGTCTTCTGCACCGTCGCCAAGGACGGCGTGGACGCTGGGGGCCGCGTCCTGATCCTCGCCCACCGCGGCGAGCTCCTGGAGCAGGCCGCCGACAAGCTGCGGGCGGCCACCGGGCTGGGGTGCGCCGTCGAGAAGGCGGAGGAGACCAGCATGGGCAGCTGGTTCCGCGTGACCGTCGGCAGCGTCCAGTCCATGATGCGGCCGAGGCGCCTGGAGCGCTTCCCCGCCGACTGGTTCACCCACATCGTCGTGGACGAGGCGCACCACGCGCTGTCCGACAGCTACCAGCAGGTGCTCGCGCACTTCCCCGACGCCAAGGTGCTCGGCGTGACGGCCACCGTCGACCGCGGGGACAAGCGCGACCTGGGCGCCTACTTCGACTCGATCGCCTACGAGTACACGCTGCCGCGCGCCATCCGCGAGGGGTACCTGTGCCCCATCAAGGCGCAGACGGTCCCGCTGCAGCTGGACATCACCGGCGTGAAGGTGTCCTCGGGCGACTTCTCGCCCGGCGACCTGGGCACGGCGCTCGACCCCTACCTGGAGTCCATCGCCGACGAGATGCTGGCGGCGGACTGCATGCAGCGCAAGACCGTGGTCTTCCTGCCGCTCGTGGCCACCAGCAAGAAGTTCGCGCGGATCCTGGCCGAGCGAGGGTTCGCGGCGAGCGAGGTCAACGGCGAGAGCGCCGACCGCGCCGAGGTGCTGGCCGCCTTCGACGCGGCGGGTCCCGGGTCGGCGCTGTGCAACTCGATGCTGCTCACCGAGGGGTGGGACTGCCCGAGCGTGGACTGCATTGTGGTGCTGCGCCCGACCAAGGTGCGCAGCCTGTACGTGCAGATGGTGGGGCGCGGCACGCGCCTGAGCCCCGAGACCGGCAAGACCGAGCTGCTGGTGCTCGACTTCCTGTGGATGACCGAGCGCCACGACCTGTGCAGGCCCGCGCACATCATGGCCCAGAGCCAGGAAGTGGCGGACGCCATGACCAGGCGCCTGGAGTCCATGCCGGGCATGGCAGACCTGGAGGCGGTGGAGCGCCAGGCGGCGCAGGACGTCGTCGCGCAGCGCGAGGAGGCGCTGGCCGAGCAGCTGAGGGCCATGCGCAGCCGCAAGCGCAAGCTGGTCGACCCGCTGCAGTTCGAGATGTCGATACAGGCGGAGGACCTGGCGAACTGGGAGCCGGCCTTCCCCGCCGAGCTGGAGCCCCCGACCGAGAAGCAGCTGGCCGCCCTGGAGCGCTTCGGGATCTTCCCCGACGAGGTGGCCTGCAAGGGCAAGGCGAGCCTGCTGCTGGAGCGCCTGGAGAAGCGGCGGGCCGAGGGCCTGACCACGCCGAAGCAGATACGCCTGCTGGAGCGCCAGCCCTACGGCTTCCGGCACGTGGGCCAGTGGCCGTTCGAGGCGGCCAGCAGGATGATCAGCCGCATCGCGGCGCTGGGGTGGAACAGGGTGCCCCGGGGCGTCGACCCCGCGACCTACGACCCGCGCAACCACCCCGAGGACTGGAGATAGGAGGATCGGATGGACTACGACGAGGAGGAGTACGGCCAGAGCCTGGTGCCGGCCGCCCTGGAGTACCTGGACCCGGCCGAGCTGAGCTACCAGGAGTGGGTGGACGTCGGCATGGCGCTGCACGCCGAGGGCTACGGCAGCGAGGTCTGGGACGAGTGGAGCAGGCGCGACCCCGCGCGCTACCACGACGGCGAGTGCGACCGCAAGTGGCGCTCGTTCCGCAGCGACGGCGGCACCTACGGCGGCACCATCGTGCACATGGCCCAGGAGCGTGGGTGGGAGCCCCCGGAGGTCGAGGACCGCGCCCTGGACTGGGACGAGGTGACGGCGGTCGACTGCGACCCCGCCGCCTGGAGGACCACGCGCCCCGAGCGCAAGGCGCCGGAGGAGCGCCGGGCCAACGTGGTGGTGGACGCCACGTGGCTGGAGAGCGAGGAGCTGGCCGAGCCGTCGGACGACGACTGGCACCCGGCCCGCCAGCTCACCGAGTACCTGTCGGCGCTGTTCGACCCGGAGGACGTGGTGGGCTACGTCACCGAGGCGTTCGAGCGCGACGGCCGGTGGACGCCCGCCGGCAAGGGGATCTACACCGACACGGCCGGGGACATCATCCAGCGCCTGGCCAAGCACGGCGACGACCTCAGCTACACGCTGGGGCAGCCAAACGCCGAGGCGGGGGCGTGGATCCGCTTCAACCCGCTGGACGGCGGCGGCGTGCGCAACGACAACGTGGCGGAGTTCCGCTACGCGCTGGTGGAGTCGGACGAGATGTCCCCGGGCCGCCAGATGGCCATCCTGCGCGCCCTGGAGCTGCCCGTCGCGGCGGTCGTGCACAGCGGCAACAAGTCGCTGCACGCGATCGTGCGCGTGGACGCGCGCGACTACTCGGAGTACCGCAAGCGCGTCGACTTCCTGTACCAGGCCTGCCGCGACAACGGTCTGAAGCTGGACACCCAGAACAAGAACCCCAGCCGCCTGAGCCGCATGCCCGGCGTGACGCGCGCGGGGCGCAAGCAGTGGCTGGTGGCCCGCTCCATGGGCAAGGCGAGCTGGCAGGAGTGGCGCGAGTGGCTGGACGAGCGCAACGACGACCTGCCGGACCCCGAGCGGCTGGACGAGGCCTGGGACGACATGCCCGAGCTGTCCCCGCCGCTGATCGAGGGCGTGCTGAGGCAGGGCCACAAGATGCTGCTGGCGGGCCCGAGCAAGGCCGGCAAGTCCTTCGCGCTGATCGGGCTAGCGGTCTCCATCGCGGAGGGCCGCCCGTGGTTCGGCTGGAGGTGCGCGCAGGGCCGCGTGCTCTACGTGAACCTGGAGCTGGACCGCGCGAGCTGCCTGCACCGCTTCCGCGACGTGTACGCCGCCATGGGCGTGGCGCCCGAGAACCTGTCCAGCATCAGCGTGTGGAACCTGCGCGGGAAGAGCAAGCCCATGGACCAGCTGGCGCCGAGCCTGATACGCCGCGCCGCCCGCGAGCGCCCGCTGGCCGTGATCATCGACCCCATCTACAAGGTCATCACGGGCGACGAGAACAGCGCCGACCAGATGGCGGCCTTCTGCAACCAGTTCGACAAGGTCGCCGACAGCCTGGGCTGCGCCGTCGTGTACTGCCACCACCACAGCAAGGGCAGCCAGGGCCAGAAGCGCAGCATGGACCGCGCGAGCGGGTCCGGCGTCTTCGCGCGCGACCCCGACGCCCTGCTGGACATGATCGAGCTGCACGTCTCCGACGAGCTGCGCAAGAAGCTGGAGTCCGACGCGCTGCGCATGTGGGTCGAGTCGTGGATGGACGCCAACGAGGCGGCCTTCGGCGACTGGCGCGCCCGGGTGAGCGAGGAGGACCTGGCAGACGGCGAGCGCCTCATGTCGGCGTGCCGCCCCATGGCCGAGGCGGCCGGCTGGCAGCGGCACTTCCTGGACGGCGTGCTGGCCGCCCGCAGGTCCGCGGCGGCGCTCACCGCCTGGCGCGTGGAGGGCACCCTGCGCGAGTTCCCGCGCTTCGAGCCCAAGAACCTGTGGTTCCAGTACCCGATGCACCGCGAGGACGCCAGCGGCACGCTGCGCGACGCGGCGGCCGAGGGCGAGGAGATGGGCCGGGCGGACTACCGCGCCCAGGGCCGCGCGAGGAAGGCGAAGCGGGACAGCAGGCGGCACGAGGAGATCAACGCCGCTCTGGAGGCGGCAATTGCCGCATGCGCAGAGGACGGAGTCCCCGCGAAGGCCGAGAACGTGGCCGAGCGCATGCCGGAGATCGACGGCAAGCAGGTCTCGAAGGGTCAGGTACAGAGCTGGACGTCGCCAGGCAAGAACGACTGGTGCCCGTTCCGAAGCAGGAAAGCCGAAGGAGAACGTTACGGCATCATCCACAACCCCGAGATGGAGTCCGCCATGCAGGGGTGGTAGCCGGCGACCATCGTCGTCGTTCTATACCTAAAGGTATAAGAGCGACAACGATGCAACAAGCCGATGTGCAGCTGTGCTAGTCGGGACGTGCGTGCGGGCTGAAGCCGCGCCCGCACTCGTGCGCATCGGCCACGCCCGACTAGCAAAGCAGTGCACGAAATAAGAAGGCAGACAGAGAAAGGATCGGAAATGAACGAGGAGAAGACTATGACAAAGGCCGAGTGGCTGGAGATCCGCATCCGTTACGAGTTCTGGGATCTGAACCTGCGCTATAGCCGACTGTGCGAGTACCTGAAGAAGGTCAACGACGGCGACGAGGATGCGCCGAGCTTTCCCACGTGGGTGTTCTACGAGCAGCGCGACGCCATGAATCGCTACATGTGCGCACTAGAGACCAGGGCGTGCCTCATGGGCATTGACCTGTACAGCGAGATGCCGGGTCACCCCGAGGCGCCGTACCCGCTCCTCCACGACTTCGGGGACGAGCGCGGCGTCTGCGGCCAGCTCGGCATCCCCCACAAAGAGCGTGGAGGAGTGGTGCGCGGAGGGGGCGGTATCGTGAGCGCCCCGAGCCGCGAGGACTGGGAGCTGGGCTACGACTCCGAGCCGCGCGGGTGCAACTGGGGGTGCCTGCTGTTCGTCCTGGCGGCGCTCGCGCTGGACGCGCTGACCGTGTGGCTCGCCGTCGAGGCCTGGCGCCTGGTGGCCGGGCTGCTCGCCTAGGCGACAGGGGCGCGACCATGTGCCCGCGG